ACACCTGGTCTCTCCTTGTATGTATACACCACCATGAATCTATCAACTGGAGCTGGAGCTTCATCCAGCAATGACTTTCCCAGGTCATTCACCTCGCCATCTACGTAGATCTCATATGCTACCAATCGAGCAATGGCCTCAGCCACATCCTTGATTGTGCTACCAGTTGCCTGTGCAATAGCTGTGGAATCCTCTCCAGCAGCAAGCATTGAAAGAACTGATTTATCCAGGGCTGAGATGTTAGCCTTGATCTCTCCGATTGTAGCGAACATCATCTGCTCCTTGCCGAAGATCTCATCTGAAGGTGTATCCCATTCAATGACCTCGCTCTTGATCACCTTGTATTCATCAGCATTCATTCCGTACTCCGAAAAGATACCAATCTCATCAGCATCAAACTGATGTTTGTGATCACAGCTTGACATCAAAGTAGTGGGAAGGCCCACGATTTTACGAGCTTGTGCCTCATCAATTGTTGGGAATGATGCCAGGACAATATGTAGGGCCGAATCCGATGATAAAGAATCAGATTTTACCCTTTCTACTATATCCATTAATGCTGATATCTGACTTTTACTCAATGATTGATTTTTATCATCGCTTAGTGCTGTATCTGTAGGGGCTGCAATTGGCTCATTTTGTTGTAAGTTAATTGGATTCACATCGACAAGTTTCAACGTAGCCACAGCCTCAGATAGCTTTGCCATGTAGTTAACCATCCACTCAATCTGTTTTTGACGAGCATTTACATACGTTGTCTTGTAGATTTCAAATAGATCCGCAGTCTCAGCAGCATTGAATGATCCTGTAGGAGCAATACCAAAGAGTGATTGAGCTACCACCGAATGAGCTACCAGGATATTCTGCTGAACAGATTTCTCTGTCATCAGGTAACGCTCATGCAAGTTATTCCCATTCAATGGCAATACAGTTGGTGCCTCATCAGCTCCATTGCTGAATGTGATGATGATCTCACCAGCATCCTCAACAGATTGTGTACGGCCTTTGATCTGCTCCTTGATCTTTCTCTCCTCCTCTGCTGTCTCAGGATAGCCCGAATTGAGCGAGATGAGTGTCCCTGCCTTGAAGCCGTTTTGCAGCTCATACATATGCCATTTGCTAATGTCAACATCAGTCTGAATAGCAGTTATTCCTCCATAATATGGTGCCTTAGGATAGATTCCTTTCTCTCCTTTAGCTTGTTTCGATGGCTCCTTGTAATAAAGCATAAAGGATCCTGTGCGATTATTCTCATCAAGCGCCGGATAGCTTCTGAAATTTGTAGCCTCTGGAGTCTGCTGAAGGGATGACCAATCATCAGAAACAAAGTAAGTGCGCTCATCTTCTGTCATTCGGATAAGATCCACAGCGATGTATTCCCAGCGCACTACTTTGGATCCTTCTCTGTTCCATGTACCTATCACAGCCATGGCTCCAAAAAGCTCGAAATCAAATGTCATTCTCTGCACGATCTCATTCATGTCGAAGTCAGAGAAGCTATTTTTTAAGAATAAAGTAGCATCACCGGATACTGTCTCGAGTCCACCTCCAGCAATGTAGTATGTTTTATTCTTGATGATACCCTGGTGCCAGGCAGATCCTTGCAGCAGCTCTATCAAAAAGAAAGGATAGTCATTTTTCTTTCCCCATTTAATGAATCCACGCTGCCGATCTTTCTCCTCGACAGGCTTCTGGTATTCTTTACTGAATGAAAGTGATGTGATCTTATTCATAGATGTTATTTACTATAGTTGTATGGAACTCATTTGATGGGGATGCAATCTCAAATACATGCGCTCGGCCTTCCTCACATAGTGATGTGGCCAGATCAGGATCAAGATTGCTTGGGCTTGTTTGTTCATAGATTCTGTACGTGTAGAATCCAGCATATGGAAAGGTGACATCCACACCATCAGTCACCTCGAACTCATCAAAACGCTCTGTTGATGTAGAGATGTTAGGCAGGATGCAGTATACCTTGTCGAAAGATTGCTCTTCCTCAAATTCAAACAGCCAATACGGACTCGCCAGAGTCTTTAGCTCCGTCACTGTCACTATCATTGTGCTTGTCTGATTCCTTTCCAATCTTAGCATATTTTTTTATCTTAGGTTCTGATGCTTCAAAAATGTGGAGTAGTCCGAGCTTAATATAAAGCTCTTCGTTTCCCTCCTCAATCACGTAGTATCTGTTGACCAGATTACTTTTGACTTTCGCTCCGATGAATTTATTTTGTATTTTCATGGCTCTAAGTTACAAAAAAAGGGAAAGGGCAAACCCTCTCCCTTCTTTATGGTTTAATTGCAGATTAAACTACAGGAGATTGTTGAGTCAACAATGTAGCTACAATTGATGCGTTAACATCTGGAACCTCATCATTTTCAAGTCCAGCCAACACGATAGTGTGACCGTTTCTATCAGACTTGATAACACCAGAAGTATACTCAGATGCATCGTTCACCTGGATACCTTCATTAAGGCCAAGTGCTACATAGTTACCATCAGCCTTTTCAACGATTGCTACCACCTCGTTCTGCGCAAGAAGATGGATCTCTGCACGTAGTTCCTTTGTATCTGATGCAAGGATCATGTTCAAAGTTTGCTCGTACCAAAGAGTTCCGTTATCCTTGTTCACACGAATAGGAGCAGTGTAGCTGGAAAGGTTAGATTTTAATTTGTACTGAAACACCTCACCTGTAACAGTCAAGGTTGTCACCTCGTTACCTGTCAAAGTAGGACCAGTAGCTATTGCGGAAAGCGGAAAGAAAATAACAGATTTGATACCACCTTTTCCATTGGTACAAGTTCTGTCATTAAATCCGGTTGTCATGTTACAGCTCACGATTCTTATTTTTTAAGTTTCAAAAAAGGGGACCGAAGTCCCCCGGTTAATTCAATTAGTTAGGTGAACCTGTTCCGTTCCACACACCGATCTGATCCAAGAATGGAACCTGTACCCCTGCACGGAATTTAGAACGTACATAGATTACATCGTCATCTTGAGAATAGAACAAATCGTAAGAATCGAAGTCAGATACCAAGTCAGTACCGAATACGAAATGAGATGCTTTACCTGTGTAGATGTTATCCAAAGTGTTCAATCCTGGAACTTTTACTACTCGCATGTCTGTTCCTGGCACGATGATCTCTTCCATTGTAGAGATTTGTGCTGGAGAATAGTGGAAGAAATTCAAGTCTACCAAGTTCTTCATCAAGAAGTTGAAGTTCTCACGGCCTGTGAAGCATACGAAATCAGTTGATTCAGCAACAGCCTCAGGTGTGTTAGAGAATACCTCATAGAATACATCATAAGCATTTGAAGCATCGATGCTCGCAGTAGATGAAGTATTCAAGTTAACGCATCCGTTAGCAACAGTCAAAAACTGACGGTATCCATTCATCCACTGAAGGTTCCCTGTTCCTGTTGATTTGTTACCTCTCCAGATCAACTTATCAAGCTCAAGAGCATGAAGAGTTAAAAGGTAATTTGTGATCTGTGCCTCGAAAGGAAGAGACTTGTCCTCAGCAGATGCGCCCGGGCGCAATGCCAATTGTGTCCAGAATCCGTCAAGATCTTTCTGGCAGAAACGTTTCATGTAACCAAGAGTTTCAACAGCGATAGCACGATCAGTGAACACAGTGTCTCCTGCTGGTGTCATCTCGCAGTCTCCTGCTTGGTATGTTAATGTGTCATCAAGAAGTTTGATCTCTTGAGATCCTTTGATCCCTTCTTGAATAGAGATGTAGCGAAGTGTTTTCGCTTCAGTTACTGATCTTGTGATCAAGTCCTCTCTTTGCTCGTCTACGTATGCTGCCAATCCTGACACATCGTAATCGAATTTTTGCTTAATGAATTTCTTTAAACTCATGGTTGTCTGTTTTTATTTGATTTGTGATTTTAAAAATTGTTGGCGAGATGTTAAGGTACTCGTCACCCTTGCGAATTTTTCGCCTTCTGTAGTGCTGTTTGAAGGAGCTGCTTTGAATGCATCGAATTCTGATTTCATTGCAGACATTTCAGTGCGAAGTGATTCATTGTCTGACACAATAGTCTGAAGCATTTCTCCAAGTGATTCGACCACTCCAGAGAATGCTGCCATCTTTGTTGTCACGATTGCCTCAACATCGGCTGCACTCATTGCTTGTTCTGTTGCAGGAGCTTCAGCAGGAGTCTCTTCAGATGATGCAGCATCTTCAGTAGCACGCTCATCAATAACCTCTGTGATAACACCATTCGCATCAACAACAATGCTTAATCCTTCAAATTCCCCACCAAGTGCATGTGTACCCTCTGGTGCAGGAATCTGCTCTCCATCAGCCACAATAAATACTTGTGTGCCTGGAGCTAATTCTCCTTCGTAAGCGATAGCAGTACCATCCATTAGCAAAGCCTCAGAGAAGTTCTGCTCTGTTGATTCAGCAGTACCTGAGAACATTGTTTTCATGTCGGCAATGGCATCCATTACTTTTTTGAAATTCTCGTTCATCTATCTTTTGTTTTTGTTAATATGCTTTATTGTTCCACGCAGATCCTCAAGGGCCTTGAATATCTGATTCATCATTTCCGTTTCAGTAGTTCTTCCGGTATCCTGTAGGAAGAAAGAACCCTCCACTGAGAATCCTGACCATTCACCAGACTTGGCCATCTCCCAGACCTCATTATTCATGACCTTGTAGCTAACTATCCATGATCCATCATTCACATCATGGAATCTCTCTGGCTTTGTGAATCCTTTTGCCTCATCTACCTGGTAGCTGTGGATCATGTACACACCATCCACCACCTGATTCGAATTGTGATTCAGATTAACATTGTTGAAATTCTGCTTTCTGGCATAGTCAACGATGATGTTCTTGATAGCATCCTTAGTGAATACCACGTAGTATTCCTCCTTGGTCTCATCGTCATATCTGTAGATCGGAGTGTCTGCTGAAATAGCTACACCGGTGATCACTCGCTCCTCCTCATTGAATTGATAGCGTCTCGCCTTGCTGAAAGTCTGGTAGCTAATCTCATGCGCAGGATCTGCCACAAGGGAGTTAAATGATACAGTTGTCTCCTCTTCATTCAGATCAATGTAGATCTCATATACAGGCAGTTCTCTTTTCATACTTAAATATGTAATTTTGTTTCATGAGATTCGTATACCCTTACAAAAGACTGCGTGATGATCAGTGTATCAATGAGTCCATCAGATGGGCCTTCAATGTTTATCCGGATGCAGAGATCTATGTTGTCGGAGATCATGTCCCTGGCACCATCAATCTGGAACCTCGCAGCAAATCATCCATTCGGGGATGCGATGTAACTCACAAGATCCTGACCTTTGCCTCGCTAATAGGAGGAGATTTCATCTACATGAATGATGATTTCTTTCTTGGTCCGCAGTTCGATCCCAACAGAGTGCTGTCATCTGGACCAATGCTGATCAATGATAGGCATGCGCCTACCTACCAGGAAGCAATGCAGAACACAAT